AACTTGCACATTCTTTAGTGAGTGAGTTTGATCATTCTAAAAACTATTGGGAAACTTACAATAAATTAAAGGATCACTGTGTACGTTTAAACATATACGAACCCATTCCGACTGAAACACCTTTCTGTGGCATGCATGTCCAGGATAAATAATCTAGGTATACACCAAATGAAAACACCAGTGTCGACAGTTTTCACTGCAGTGTTCATGTGGATAATCGTCTATGCGATAACGATGGTTCCTATATACACCAGGAACTATCATGCGAATTTAGCTCTGATGACAATTGTTATACCAAACATGCTTAGGTTAATCGTTGGACAAGTTCCTCAGTTAGCTGTCGATAAGGGTTTCTTCTTCTCTTCGACTATCATCGCTTTCATTCTTGTAGAAGGTCTTGCTCGTCTCGTAAAAACTTTAAAGGGTCAGATCAAAGATTATGGGAAGGATAGAAGGAAGAGCTTGGAAGTGAGTCTCTTATTTCTAGCCGCGTTCATAATTGGGGCGTGTATTACATATTTCATGGGTGTAGACAAATCGATCTACAGCAATATGGGTTGGGAACAAGTTCCTTAAGCTTTGAGAACATAACTCTGGCTGATGTGGAACAGAATAGCCGCAACAAGACCAGTCGCACCAAGGCCAATAAGGCTTCGGCGTCCGGCGTCGTTCAGAAACTGAGGAATCATCGTAGCGAGCTTCTCTTGTACGGGTGTGCTAATAGCCGCAGCTGTACAAGCAGAAACAAGAAGAGCCTGTAACTGTTGATCAGTAAGATTAAAAGGGTTCTTGGACTCGGGAGACTTTGTGGGAGTCTCGTTCATGGCAGGTTGAGGAGAAGCAGCCATCATCTGCATCTGCATAGGAACCTGAGAAGGCATTTGGGTGGCCATAGTTTGAGGCACCATCATCTGAGCCTCCATAGGATCTGGTTGACCCATTAATTCGGAAATAGGTGTAGAGTCCATAGTAACTTTATTTTCACTGACATTTTTTTCTTCATTATTCTGCGTAATAAAAGACGTCGATGGATTGAGCTGAACCATACCAGCATCAGAATTGTCTGATAAATTCATGGTACGAATGTCCGTCATTTAGTATTGATGTATGTTTTTTAGTAATAGATAAACACGCAGCCTGGTTATTTCTTCTTAGTGATGGTTAAAGCGGTTTTCTTATTGGCTTTTTTTGCATCAGCTTCTTGTTGGGTAAGGTATTTAGGATTGTACATTTTTCTATGAGCTGCCCATAACTCTGGACCACCGACTCTAAAATTCTTTCGAAGTGTTGCTTTGTACCAAAATACACAGTCTTGGATACGGTTTGATTTTACTGTATTATCGAGAACCAAACATTCATAATTCTCGGTACAAGCGTCCATGACCTTACTAAACATATCATAGCTAGGAAAAATTCCAAAGAAGGATTTGTAAAGTTTCTCTCTATTTTGTATGATGTTCTCTCTCAAAATAAAGACATAATCCACGTTAGCACGAAGTGCTGGGGGTAGATCCATCACGTACTGCATCGTCAACATAAAGAAAATCTTCCAGTGACGACCATTCATAAAGCATTGACGTATACAGGTATCTTTAAGGAATTTTGAGTCATACATACAGTCATCTAGTAACATAAAAGCACCACAATTAGTTTTACCCGCACCAACTAGTTTCCGTTGTCTAGCCATCACCCTCTCTATAGCCTCCCTATCATAGTCACCATAGACGAACAGGTCTGGAATAAATTCGGAATAGAAATGGTTCCCTTCTTCTGTACCACTGAGAACTATACCCGCAGGAAGATGCTTTTTATGATACATGATGTCTTTTACAAGGGTTGATTTACCTGTATTACGTTTTCCTATAAATACACATACGCGATCATCTGTCATAGTCGCAGGATTGAATTTCTTCAACTGAAGATTCATCTACATTAGTGTCCCGTTTTATTTGAGAATATTTTACTCACACATATTAGATATGTCTGGAGCTGTAAAACTTGCAGTGACGGGTGTTCAGGATCAATGGCTTACAGGTGATCCTGATTTTTCTTATTTCCTGACAACATTCAAAAGGCATACAAAGTTTGCCTTAGAGCAAATTGAAACACCCTTCGATGGTGATGTTGGTTACGGCGAAGAATTACGATGTAGGATTCCACAAAACAAGGGTGACCTGGTTAAGAGTATGACTGTAAAATTTCTACTGTCCGCCCCAACAGATGGTGAAGGGAATAAACTTAATTTCAAACCGTCATTTTGTACAGAACTGATAGAAACTGCCGACCTATACATAGGGGGACAATTAATTCAGCGTCTTACAGGTGAGTATATATACATGTATCAACAACTTTATAATACTATTGACGATATAGAACAAACATTATACTTTTTAAATGGTCATGGTAGTAAGATTTTTGATTTCACAGGTGAACAGACATTCTTTATCGATCTTCCATTCTATTTTAACCGTGCAACTTCACTCTCCGTGCCTACATCAGCACTCTTGAAACAGCAAATGGAGATAGTGATAAAACTGAAAAATCTCGAAAATATCATAAACGGACCAATTCCTCCTTCGGGTGTACAAGGAAAAATACTCAACATCTCACTTGATACAGAGTTTGTATTTGTGAGTGATGAAGAACGTTACTACTTACAATCAATGCCTCTTCAATACCTTATAACACAACTACAATTATCACAAGTTGTTTTCAAACCCGGTGAAACTCAAAAAACATTTATGATTAACTTCAAACATTCCGTTAAAGAGCTCTTTTTTATAGCAAAGAAAGGAAACCAGTTTTATAAAATTGAAAATGTAAAAGTAGACTTCAACGACATGAATGTCATGGAAGGTGACCATAATTTTTTAACATATGAACAACCACTACTTTATCATATCAACTGTCCCGAGGATGGATCACCCTTTGGTATGTACAGCTTCGCTCATAATCCAGAATCACATTACCCATCTGGACATGTTAACATGAGTAGAATATTTCACAAACGCATGACGGTTGATATAGAACCAAGTGACGAAACTGTAATACTAAAAATTTATGCAGTGAACTACAACATACTTCATGTGGAGAGCGGCCTAGGTGGTTTAAAATTTTAACGGTGTATAGTAGTAATGGCTGGAAGAATTCAGCTTACAACGAGGGGTGTTCAGGACATTTATTTTACTGAAAACCCGGATTACTCGTACTTTGTCCAACTGTTTAGAAAACATACAAATTATACTACACAATTTGTTAAACTGGATATAGACAATGATGCTGAATTCGGAAAAACCGTCAGTGTAACTATACCAAAAGATCAAGGTGATATGATTAAAACTATCAGTTTAGAGATAGAACTTGATAAAATAGCCGGAGCAGATGTTACACGCATCGGTTACATAGAGTCCATAGGACATGCATTGATTGAGTATATAGATATGTATATAGGTGACGAAAAGGTACAGCACATACCAAGTGATTATCTACAGATTTACTCTGAACAGAACTATACACAGTCTAAACAGAAAGCTCTTGAAAAGTTGATAGGCAAATACCCAGATAGAACTTCCGATGTTCCTGTTTCTAGTGGTGTAATTTTAGGTCATTTAGGACCTGCTACTGAAACCAAGAAACTATTCATCGATATACCTTTTTATTTCTATCGTAAACCGGAGTTAGCTATACCCTTATGTGCTATGTGCTTTCAAGAAATACGTCTTGAAATTAAGTTCAGGGATTTGAAGTACTGCTTAGTTAAGACGGACCCTCCCATAGATAAGACTCTTCAGACGACTACGTTGGATTTCGATCTCATCTCAAATGACACTCTTACTTCAAACGTTCTTGTTGCATCTTCGGATGGAAGTAACGTTGCTACCAATGTGAACAGTACAGTCGTGATACCAGGTAAATCCGTATTCAACGGTGTTGGTGTAGTATCACCGGCTATGAATATAATTGTAACTTCCGGGAATATATACAGGTATGAAAATGACCAATGGGTTGCATATACAGCTTCAATTGATCCTGCTAATACTATAAAATATTCGGATAATGGAAACGTTATAGTAGAAGTTGGTAATGGTATGTGGGTATGGAATGGAACAGGGTACACATTTACATCAAACGCGAATATAGTTGCATTATCTAGAGATGGTAATTTTTATTGCGAAGAAGGTTTGGGTTTAAACCTTGAAGTATTAAATGTATATACAGGTTCTCGTTTAGGAAGCGTTTTCAGTAAAGAAGTCAGTTTAAACGTATCTCGAGCAGTTCTCTCACACGACGGTACAAAATTATTAGTTTTACTTACGAACGGTATTGTTTA